TGCAATGCTTGTACATTATGGTTATGTGTTTCTTCTCTGCCTAACCCAACTCTGTTTAACAACGATTCTGCGGCTTTTAGACGCACATCATCTCCTCTTTCTATCTGTGGGCTGTCAATCATGCTAATTAACCTGTTGGTAGCCTTCACAGAAGCACTAGCGAGTAGGTTTTTTGATCGTTTTATGATCTCATCGGCTAGTTTACTACGTAAATATCCTGCAGAACCCTTTGTGTACCCAGCATTTTCTGCTGCAGCAACCACATGGCCGCCATTTTCAAACAAATTCTGTAGAAATAGTTCTTCTTTTTCAGAAATCTTTGTAGATTTTCTTTTTTCTGGTAGTAAATTCATTATAAACTCGGTAATTATGGTGCGTAGGTCTACGTACTGGATGCAAATTAAGCCTTAAAGTGAGCCAATGTGACATCTTGCACCTATAATACATATATATAATAATAATTTAAAAAAAATTTGTCAAGGGGGTTGACGAAAGTCGTTTCAGACTGTACAATGCAGTTGAACCTGCCGAGGAAATATATAATATACCTAATAAGTTGCCCCAATGCGTTGCATATGGGGCTTTTTTATTGAGTATACTTAGAGAGTTGCAAAGTTTCCCATACATAAAACCCTAAAATATAAAAAATATCCCTAGATTGCTAGCAAGTGCTAGAGTACCCCTAGTGACCCTTTGCACCCTGTAGAGCAAATTTCATTATTAATAACCATAAACGACAGACATTAAGACATTATAAACGGTTTGCAACAAGTAAAGCTTGTAATAATAGTTTTTTTTGCGTGTGTGTGTGTGCAAACTTGCATTGACATTTATATTTTCAATACATTTTATTATTATTAGTGTCTTTCAGTGTCTGCAAAAATAGCATTTAAAACATACAATGTAATAAATACAATTAGATATTATTATTTATTTTAGACATAAAAAAAGCCCCCATAAATTAATATGAGGGCTAGTTTGGGAGAGTATTATTTAAGTATTAGATGAAAAGTATTCTTTTCGATATTCATTTACACGATTTTCAATGCTTTCATTTGCAATATATTTATTTGCATTACTTAACCAACATTGAACACAAACATATAAATCATTTTCAATAACAAATAAATATCTTTCTTGTTGTTTTCCACAGGCAGAACAAGAACAAATATCTGTTGAACGTGGTGTACTAAAAGACATCTTAATAATCCCTCTTTTGAGACTTCACAATTATATCGTCTTGATCGTCAACAATATAATCTTTTAAGGTTACTTGTCTATAATCTGTCCCATAATAACCAATGCCTTGATTTTCGAGCATCTTTTCGAGTTGCTCAATTTGCATCTTTAAAGTTCTTACAGAAAAGAAGATTAAATTAAGATCTTTATTTTCAGTTAATACCATTTTATCTAATTCTGATTTATTTACTTTAACGATTTTTTGCATTTTATAACCCTTTCAAAGTTATTTAAGTTTAAATATTAGTTGTTTAAATCAACCAATAAATAAGTATTATTTTTTATTTTAGTTTCTGTCAACTTTTTATTTTCATTTAAAAATATATTTCTATACTTCCCAGTTGTTGTTGAATAATCCCAGTAGTTCTCATCTAGATATATTTTGTTCTCAGTTCGCATAGCAATAACACTATCGTAAGATTGGAAGTATTCAGCATCTGGAGTGCTAATTATAAATTGATTAGGTCTATTATTTATGTTTTTAACTTTGACATATCCAATGCCGTAACTGCTAGTTTTATTTTTTATCATTTTATTTACCTTTCAGTTTTTATTTTGTTTCAGGAACAATAGAACACAAAAAAAAGGGAAAGTAAATATATACGATCCCTTTTTAATTTTATTGTGTTTTTAAACTTATCCGAAAAATTGAAATATAATAACTATTAAAACAAATATTAAAACAAGCTTATAAATTGCTGAAATAAACTCACCCATTACGCAACCAGTGACAATTCATTCCAAGCATCAGATGACAACAATTTCCTGACTTTATCCTGTCGTTGGACTTGAACAGTGTGTTTTGATTTTGTTTCACCAATACGCTGACTTTTACCATCAACATCGACATATTCTGCATCAGTATGCGTTGACCAATAAGTCAGAGTATTATAAGCCGACCACATATTACGACCACAATCTTGACTTTCTTTTTGAAATACTTGCGTCATAAAATTTAATAACTTGTTATTGACTTTATATTCACTGTCGGCAATTAAGCGACTGCCAACACCTCGATCAACTTGACATAAAGTATTTGCTAAAAACGTTGCAAACTCTTGATCTGAAATTGGTGATTTTTTCCACGCTAACATTTGTTCTTTATTATTATTCCACGATGACAAGCTTGTCTGTGCATTGTTCAACATAGCATCAACATTTAAATTTTTACTATGTAAATGTTTTTGCTGATAAGCTTTTTCACCACCAAATACTTGAGTGTTACGACATAGCGATCTATAAGCACCAGAGAAGACCTGAAAAGCCCAAGACATATCGACAGAGTTAAAAACATCCAAACGACATTTAACAAGATCATTTTGACCGACATCCATTTTAAGATCATTAAAATGAATTGTGCGACTAGCACGTCTTCCATTCTCATAAACTCGATCAATGACTTCAACATTGTTCAGAGGTAGATCACTGTTATCCTGCAAATGCTTTCCCTGCTTTTCAAACAATTCTGAATGATTAACAAGCTTGTAAGTATCAGAGATAGGGCGACAGTTTAAAACATCACCAGTATGCGTTGAAATTAATCCTCGATACTTTTCAAGTTTTTGCATTGTTCCCATGCCTACACCAAATGGTTTATCTACAAACAATGGAACTGGTTCAACTGTTCCTACATCTTCGAACAGTTTAATATTACGTACATCGTCATGTACAAATTCAGTACCATTGGGCAACTGTTTATAACCACAATCGTCTAATGATACATTCCATTTTGGTGGGATGTTAGTCTTGAATGGTTCAATATTATTTTCACCCTCTAAATTATTCTGAATGTTTGCATCAATCAGTTCTTCAATATCAATTTGATCAGTCATTTATTTTCCTTTCAATTAATGCTTTGGATACAATGCTTTCAATATCAACATTAGTATCAATTAAAATATCTAGATCATTACCACCAATAAAATCTAATGATGAATTTTCTAGACGTTCACGAATTAATTTAGAAACTTCAACTATTAGATCAGTTTCTAAAATTTCTAGTTCTGTAGTTGCGTGAAACACTTGTAGTACATTATCAAATGCTTTCTTTTTCATATTATCAGTGTTCATAATTAATGCCCTCTCGAAATTGTTAGTTCAGATAGCATACCTTCAAGTACACTACTTATTTTATCTTCAAGTGTAGATGTATCCATGTAATCCAACATATCCATTTGAGATAGTTCATCTTGAACAAGACCATATATATCTAATTCATGTGACCAATCCATTGTTTCAATATATTTTTTTACTGCATCTTCAACTACAGTTTTTAATTGATCGTTTATTTGAGTGATCAACTCGTCTGATACTATTTTAACCATTTTAAATCCTTTCATTTTAATGGCGATCGTATGGGGCAAACATTAAATTGTAGGAGACAATCCAAGAGCAACCCCATACGATCTAAATCATTTTAACTTTGCTCTTGTGCTATCTTAAATATCACATCCATTCAAATAGTCAAATAAAAAAATAGGGCTATAGATTTTTCTATAACCCTATTAAGTAAATCCCTAAAAGCGAAAGGATAAAAAAATTCTTTTAAGGATTATATTTCGACCAATATTCACTCCAGTTATCAGTCAAAATCTCGTGCGACCATTCTTTCCAATCATCTCTCCAATCGATTAAAGACGAATGGGCTGACATTTTTTTGAAATACTCTTCTATATGCTCACAATCACTGACATTATCTATGGATAGATCAATATACTTCTCTTCCATTTCAATACACATATCTTTAACTCTTCCCATTGACATTCTCCTTTTCATAACATTCAACAAATACTTCAATACTTGATCTAATAAGATCGGCTATACTTATATGTTCTAAACTATTTTGTGTCTCCTGTAAAGAAATAGCTGACAACTTTTTGAACATATCCACTGACAATGCTATGTTGTACATCTTGACATCTTCTTTAAATTTTTTAGGTCTACCCATTTGGCATACTCCTCAAAATATGTGCAATGACATCTACTGTGAAACCATTGCCAAGCATCTTGTACCTTTGTGTCTTGGATATTTCTTTTATATCGTAGTCGTCATCAGATGGATACCTTGACTCATCAAAGTCTCCAAACAAAGTATAGTCATCTGCTAGTGTTTGTAAGCGTTCACATTCTCGTGGTGTCAATGCTCTCCAATACTTATCAGTGACTACAAGATTATCCTTTTGTACAGTTGTTAAAGCACCAGTTTTACCATCACCTTTCAACTCAATGCGTTGCTCAGTTTTGATGTTGGGATTGTAGTCATCTCGTTTACCTGTTTTAGGATTGATCTTACGACCAACCATTTGACCACACACAACTTTTGGTTCTCTGTGACCACCTTGCATAGTTGTAAGAGTTGGGGCTTTACCCTCTCGTGCATACACTCGTTTGATCACATCATATCCTTTTATATCTGCGATACCAACTTGTATACATCTATGATCATCAAATACTAACTGTCGTCTGTTCTTTACAAAGTATGATTTTAAGTTACCCCCTTTCCAATAGTTTGCATCTATACAGAAAGATTTATCTCGATCAACTGCACCATCTTCAACTATATCCTGTAGAAATATCTTTTTATCTTTAGGTAAATCACAATCCCAATTAAACCAATACAGACGATCACGCTTTTGTCCACTGACAAGACTAGATGGTATCATCATTGGAGCAACACCCAATGCCATAGTGATCATATTCTCATATTCTTTTTTCATCTTGACATTTTCCAACAAGAAATATTTTGGCTTGATCTCTTTTAAATGATCCAACCAAGTAAAGAATAGATTTGATCGTTTACCCTCGACCAAACCTTCACCTTTACCACTGAATGACAAGTCTTGACAAGGCGATCCACCGATCATCAGATCAATATCTTTTATAGAGTTAGGATTGACTTTAGTTATATCACCTATGAATACAGTTTTAGGATAATTATATCTTGTTACTGCATTACACCACTTATCAGTTTCACTTGCCAAGTATGTAGTTACTTTTTTATCTGCTCGATCAAGAGCGACATTAGCACCACTGTATCCATTGAAAGCACTATACACTCGCATGATCATCTCCATTAAGTATTGCCAACTTAATTTTTTTTAAACGATCTACGGCATCTTCAAATGTATCAAAG